CAAGAATCTATTGGTGCAGCTGCAACTGATAGAAAAGTACAAAGATTTAATATAGAAGCAGATACTATTGATGGCACACTAATTGCTGATGATGTTATTAACTCAGAACATTATGTAGCTGGCTCAATAGATCACGAACATTTAGCTAATGATATAATAGATGGTGATAATATACAAGATGATGTTATAAATTCTGAGCACTATGCAGCTGCATCTATTGATGAAGAACACATAGCAAACTCAGCAGTAACTCAAAATAAATTAGCTAACAATTCCGTAGGAACTCCAGAACTAATTAATGGTTCTGTAACTACAGATAAGCTAGCTGATAATGATGTAACTTTAGCTAAATTAGGTGGAGGTGCTTTACCTACAGACATCACGGTTGCAAGTGCAAATATTGTTAATGGTACAATAGCAACAGCTGATATAGGTGGAGATCAAATAACTAATGCTCTTATAGCTGATAACCAGATAGATTCTGAACACTATGTAGATGGTTCTATAGATAGAGTACACCTAGCAGATGACATCATAGATAGTACAAAACTAGCTGATAATGCTGTAGATTCAGAACACTATACTAACGGAAGTATAAATACAATACATATTATAAATAATGCAGTAACAGCTGCTAAAATTGCAGATGAAGTTATTGTAACTAACAGTGAGCAAGCAAATGCAAGCGTAAATGATACTACATTCTTTACTACTTCAGCTTCTGATGCTAGATATTTTAATATAAGTTCTGGAGATACTATTAAAGATGGTCAATCATTTCCAGATAATGATACAACGATTGCTACAACCGCAGCTATCAACGATAGGATTATAGACCTTGTTGATGATGTTGGTGGTTTTGTACCTATAGCAAGCGAAACAGCTTTTCCTTCAGCTAACCCTGATGTAAACAATGGAGCCGGTACTCTTGTGTCTGTAAAGGCTATAGGTAGTACACGCACACCTTCTGGTGGTACAGTTACTATTGCTAACGGTGCTGGATCTAGTACTGTAACTATTACAGGTTGTGGATCTACAGTTCTGACAGCAGGCTTTGGTGTAATCGTAGAAACTACAACTACATTACATACATACGCATTTCACAGATTAGTACCAAAAGCAACAGAGGTTACAACTGTAGCTGGTATTTCATCTAACGTAACAACTGTAGCAACAAACATTGCAGATATTAACACAGTTGCTGCTGACTTAAATGAAGGCACATCTGAAATAGATACTGTTGCAACTAATATTGCTAATGTAAATACTGTTGGTAATGCTATTGCTAATGTTAACACAACAGCTGGTAGTATAGCAAACGTAAATACTACAGCTGGTAGCATAACTAATGTTAACAATGTAGGTAACAATATATCTAATGTTAACTCTGTAGCTGGTAACGAATCAAATATTAACAGTGCAGTTAGTAACGCAAGTAACATAAACTCTGCTGTATCTAATGCAAGTAATATTAATACAGTTGCTGGTTCAATATCTAACGTCAATACAACTGCTGGTTCTATTAGCAATGTCAATACTGTTGCAAGTAATATATCTAGTGTTAACAGTTTTGCTAACACATACCGCATAGGTGCAAACAACCCTACAAATAGTTTAGATACAGGAGACTTATTTTTTAACACTACATCAAATTCACTAAAAGTTTATACAGGTAGTGCTTGGGTAGATGGTGTCACAGCTACAGGTAGCTTTGCTGTCGTTACTGGTAACACATTTACTGGTAGTAATAGATATAACGACACCGTAAAAGCTGAGTTTGGTACAGGTGCAGATCTTAAGATTCACCACACTGGCTCACTTTCTAAAATAGAAAACGGTACTGGAAACCTTTTCTTAGAAACGTCTACTGGAAATTTATACCTAAAAACCGAAGGGGATGACGTACATATTAGAGCAGCAGATAACGTACATATAGAAAATCAAGATGGTAGTGAAAAATATGCTTTGTTTGCAAAAGATGGAGCAGTTGATTTATATTACGACAACAGTAAAAAGTTAGAGACAACTTCAACTGGTGTAGCATTAACTGGAAACCTTGAATTAGGTGATGATGAGCGTATAGTTTTGGGTAATGCTGGTACAAGTGATTCTCACATAAGATGGGATGCTAATCATTTACATTTAGGTGCTACTGGTTCTGGTGTTAGAATGTCTTGTCCCGGTTTACAAATTAACAACTATGCTGGCACTGAAACACAGCTTAAAACCACTCAAAACGGAGGAGTAGAACTCTACTACGACAATAATCAAGTTTTTCACACAAATAGCGTAGGCATACACGTACAAGGAAGTTCTGGTGAGAATTGCCAAATTACTATGTCTGCTGACGCTAATGAAGATAATTCTGATAAATTTAAATTACTTGTAGAAGATGGTGGGCCTTTTAAAATACAAAACAGAATAAGTGGCACATGGGAAACTAATATTGAATGTAATGGAAATAATGCCGCAGAACTTTATTTTGACAACAGTAAAAAGTTTGAGACTACAAGTAGTGGTGTAAGTACAACTGGAACAATGTTGTTTGACGGTGGTTCTGATGGAGCCATATATATAAGAGGTGCTGGTAGTGATATTAGATTTAATAATGGATCTTGGACAGGTAATACAACTAATGCAAAAATACAGCAATATAATGATATTTTATATATTTTTGGCGGTTCTGATGGAATAATATTTAGAGAAAATGGTACTGATAGATGGAAAATTGCTGGAGATGGCAATTTTATGCCAAATGTAGATAGCACTTATAATATTGGTTCAAATAGCGTAAGAGTTGCAAACGGATATTTTGACACATTATATGGAGATGGCTCAAACCTTACAGGTATTAACACAGACTTAGTATCTGACACATCACCACAGCTAGGTAATTTCTTAGATACAAATGGGTATCATATAGTATTTCCTGACAGTACTGGATCTGGTAATAACAGATTAAAATTTGGAGCTGGTTCTGATTTACAAATTTATCATAATGGAAGTAACTCGTATGTTGCTAACACAACTGGTCAGTTAGTTCTTGAAGGTGATGATTTAATATTTATGAACTCTGGTAGAACAGAGTCGTTAGCTAGATTTCAAAATGGTGGATCAGTTTCTTTATACCATGATAATTATAAAAATCTTGAAGTATTTGAAGATGGGCTTTATTTGGATAATGATGCTGTTCAGAATACTATTTATTTAGCATCACAAAGTACTACAAGAGGATATATCTTTGCTGGTGCTGGTAATGAAGTTGGATTTAAAACTGCTAATAATGATTGGGGTGTTCAAGTTGATGACCAAGCAGAAGTAGCTCTTTACTATGATGGTAATAAAAAGTTTGAAACTCAATCTGGTGGTACTTTAACTACTGGAAATCTTACATCAAATTTAGCTAGTGGAACTGCTGGACAAGGACAATTAAATCTAGGTTCATCTGGTGCACCATTTGTAAGAGGATTTGATACAGGTAATCATGGTAGTGGATCAAAACTTGAGCTTATTAGTGGTGATGGTGATGATCATATTATTTGTAAAAGAAACGCAGATGTAGAGTTATTTTACGATGCTAGTAAAAAGTTTGAGACTACAAGTACAGGTGTTCATGTAACTGGTCAGTTAACTGGTGATACTCTGTCAGTGTCAGGTTCATCTAACTCTAGAGCAATAGAAATAAATCCCGGTGGTAATGCTGGCACTATGGTGCTTGATCGTAATGGGTATTTAACCTCTATGATTCGTGCTTCTGATGGAGGATCTAATGTTGGTGGTAGTTCTGGTGGAGGATCAAGGCTTCATCTAGCAAAGACCGCTATAAACTTCCAAACTTTTCCTTATGTAAGTAATGTTGGAGATGCCGTAACTTATACAACCAGAGCAAGTATTGATACAAGTGGTAACTTTGTACCCGGTGCTAATAATAGTTATAACCTAGGTACATCATCACTACGTTGGGCTAACGTCTACACTAATGACCTTTGTTTATCCAATGAAGGTGGTGCTAATGATGTTGACGGAACATGGGGTGACTGGACTATACAGGAAGGAGAATCAAACTTGTTCTTAAAAAATAATCGTTCTGGTAAAAAGTATAAATTTAATCTAACGGAGGTATCATAATGGCTTTTTATGGAATAGGAGGTGGTACAATAGGTACTACCTCTATGGTTAGGGGTATATGGACAACGGCACATGTATATAGCACCACTGATTGGTCAGACATAGCATCAAATGATCTAGCTCCCGGTACGTACGCAGTTTTCTTTAATTTCACTCCATCTCCTAATAGTGGTGATATAAACAATAGTGACCCTGACGCATGGCAGATACGGGTTTTATATGATGGTAACATAGTTTCAGCAACACCTACAGCCTATGAAAATAATCCACACCTTTATCAGCAAACAATAGCAATATCTTATGTTATTGGTTGGACATCTGGAACAAAAACTATCAAGTTTCAACTCCGCACTACAGACGCTGACGCTGGTGGAGCTAAAGGTGGATGCTATTGTACTATTTCACGAATTTTAAATTACGCATAATGGATCAAAAATACTATACATTAATAACAGAATATCTTATCAGAAAATTAAAGGCAAAGACTTCTTCTGTAGATATGGTGACTGGCGAAGTTTATAATCCTGTACTTACTGATGCACAAAAAAAAGAATGTGAAGAGTTTTGTACAGGTGATGAAGGTGCTACTATTTTATTAAGGCAAAAAAGGGACAGATTATTAAGAGAAAGTGACTGGACTCAAGGAGCTGATGTACCTGATACAATTAAAGCTCCTTGGGCAGCATACAGAAAAACACTAAGAGATTTACCAGCTAATACAGCTGATCCTAAAAATCCTACATATCCTACAAAACCAGAATAATGGCAATTACTAAAAAATGGGAAATTAATACCCTAGAAAGAGAACTAGCTGATGGCTATGTTAAAAAAGCTATCTATCGTGTAAAAGGTATAGACGGTAGTGAAGAGAAAGCAAGAGCAACTGGTCAAGTAGAACTTGAAAAGCCAGAAACTCTTATACCTTATAAAGATCTAACTGAGTCAAAAGTACTTGAGTGGGTCAAAGCAAAACTTGGAACTGATGAGGTTGCTGCTATTGAAAAATCTTTAGAAGATGAAATAGCACTTATTAACACACCAGTTACACAAACAGGAAAACCTTGGTAAGTGGACATACCCACCATAGTATTACCTGATATTCAAACAATAGAGACGGTAGAAATACCGTTACCTACAGCTGACGTACCATATTATAAACCTATGGTAGTTCCTCCTAGTGATCTGAGAGATCAAGAGGATGAGCCAGTCAAGACTGTAGAAGAAACACCCGAACCACCTACACTTAAAATACCGTTTATTAAGCAGCCAATACCACAACCTTCTACTGAGGTTGTAGTTACGGCTCTTACGACGGCGGTCACGGCTGTAGCAGCTACTACGCTTACACAGCCTTTAATCGAATGGATACGTAAAAAGGTCCAGAAGTTCCTACAAGATAAGATCGCTAAATGGAGAAAAAACCCGAAGAACAAAAAGGACTCTTCAAACGAATCAAAGAAGGAATAGACGATCATGAAGAACAGATGGTGGTACTGGGGGC